ATCGAGGATATGGGGGTGAACCCTGTGTTGCTCAGAAAGGCATGGCGGGTATGAGGCGGTGCCAGGATTGCCCCTACGCCGTATGGGTCGAAACATGGAATCCATTCCCGTGGGCCGGGGGCATATTATCCGTTAATGCAACAAAGCTGACCGTTGTCCGGCCACCAAGAGAGACAAGAAACAGACAGAAGGAAAAGGCGAATGCGCTACTTTAAGGACGAGAACGTCTTGGAGGCGGCAAAGGAACGAATCCGCTTTGTCTTTGGGGAGTTCGGGAACGTCTTTGTTGCCCATTCTGGCGGCAAAGACAGCACGGTCACGTTTCACCTTGCGCTAGAGGTTGCAAAAGAGATGGGCCGGACCCCGTTGCCTGTTCTTTTCATAGACCAGGAAGCGGAGTTCACGCAGACAATAGACGTAATCAAAAGCGTTATGTACCGGGACGACGTTGAACCACACTGGTTGCAATGTCCTATCTTCATTTTCAACGCCACTTCACACGAAAAAGATTGGATTGGGTGTTGGGAGGAAGGGGCTGAATGGCTTCGAGACAAAGACCCCGTTTCAATCAAAGAAAACAACTTCGGGACAACACGGATAAAAGAAATGTTTTCTTATTATCCGGCCCACCTGTTCCCCAAAGAGCCTTTTGCAATGCTTGGCGGCGTCCGGTGTGAGGAATCCCCAACGCGACGAGCAGGACTGACAGGGGCGCGAACGTACAAGTGGGTGACATGGGGTGCGGGACAGGGCTTGGGGCTTCTTTTTGTCCTTCGTGCCGGGGCTATGTCGGCGTAGACATTGACAAAGACATGGTGGCCCGTTGCCGCGCAAAGTTCCCCGGCAGAAAGTTCGTTTGCGGCGATGCTTCGTACCTTGTGGACCCGGCGCACGGGGTTCTTTCCCTGTTCGCAATTAACTACCTGCCCTGGCGAGCAATCTTGGACATTGCTTTGCACCCTGGGCCGGTTTTTGTTGCTCGGGTACAACCGCCCTTTTCTGTCAGGGTCCGCTTCCGCGTATGCCGTCCACGGCAAGGCCGCGTACCGGGAGAACGTCGGCGTTGCAAAACCCCGATTGATCAGGGCCCTTTTCCGCGTGTCGGGGTTCCTGCTTTGGCCTTTGTGCGGGGAGCCTTACTACTACGTTGCGACTAAGGAGGCGACGGAACCATGCCTAGCAAAAAATCCAGCTTAGTGCCCGAGGACGTGAATGTTCGGTCCTTCTCCCCTGGAGAACGGCTTCCTGGCGAAACGTCAAAAGCATACAACGCTTTCAGGACTTACCTGGAGCTTGGCCCCGAGCGGTCCCTTGAGAACGCACGGAGCCGACTTGGCTACAAGACAATCTACCAACTCAGCATTTGGTCTGTGCGGTGGCGGTGGCTTGAGCGGATTTCGTTTTGGGACCAGGAGGCAAACAAAAAGCAATCGGGGGCTTTCCTCGACGAGATGGAGAAGATGGGGCGGCGTCACGCTCGAATTGCTTCGCAGTCGATGGTTGCCTTGCTTCAACCGATTGAAGACCTGAAACAGCGAGTGGAAGAAGCCAAAGCAGAGGGGACCCGGCTTCGGTTTGGGTCAAACACCGACCTGATGAAGCTCATTTTGGACATGCCTCGGGCTTTGAGGGCTTTGACCGACATAGAGCGGCTTGCTTACGGGCAACACACCGACTCCCATGAAGTCAAAGAAAAAGACGACGAAACAAAATCCATAGCACAACGAATTACCAACGACCCGGAGGCGTCGCGCCTTGCCAATGAACTGCTCGAATCCATTGCTCCTGGCTCAAGCTACCCCGGCGTGGTGGGCACACCTGACGAGTAATGGGGCCTGGGTCTTCCCGCGACACCTGGCGGCGTTGAACGATAAATTGCTGGAAGTCGCACGGGGGCAGTGCCAGCGTCTTATTATTTCGATGCCTCCACAACACGGGAAGCTTGTAGCTGACAGCACGCCTGTCTTGGCCCCTTCTGGGTGGACAACGCATGGCGAGCTTCACCCTGGGGATTTCGTGTATGGCCCGGACGGAAAAGCGGCAATGGTTGTTGGGGAATCCCCGGCGGACCTTGCGACGCTTGAAGTCGAGTTCACGGACGGTGCGACTGTAAAGGTGCATCCGCGCCATGAATGGGTTGTTTACGACCGTTCAAGGGGCGCATGGCGCACGATGGAAACGCACGAAATGGCAAAGAGGACCTTGTTTTCAGGGGGCAAGAAAAAAAGGGCTGTCTTGCAAGTCCCCGAAACGCCACGGATTGAAGGAAAAGAGGCTCTTTTGCCTTTGGACCCGTACATTCTTGGGGCTTGGCTTGGGGATGGGTCTTCAAGCAAACCGTGTATCACGCATTCGCCCAAAGATAAACAGGTCATTGATAGCTTGGTGAAACACGGGCAAAGGATTTCCGCTGTCTGCGAACACAAAAACACCGGCGTATTGACGACGTATTTTACTCAAACAATGAAACACGGGCTTGAAAGTCTTGGTCTGTGGAACAACAAGCATATTCCAAGCGCGTACCTCGTTTCCTCCGTAAAGCAAAGGCTTGAGCTTTTAGCTGGCCTTATAGACACTGACGGATACGTTCACAAAAAGACAAAAAGGTATTGCTTTTCAAACGTCAACCATAGGTTGGTACAAGATACAGCGAAGCTCGTAAGGTCTCTTGGGTGGAGGGCAACAATCGCGTCTTATGCTCCAACTGTGTCAAGCTCTGGTATTAACGGCAAAAAAACAGTTTACCAGCTTACGTTTTCAGCGGACCTTACAATCCCAACACGACTTGAAAGAAAACGACTTAGCACGTCAAACAGCTTACGGCGGCGACGGGGTGTTAAGGCAATACGGGAGGCACGCCCGGAGGCCGGTAAGTGCATACAGGTTGCTCGAGAGGATGGGCTTTACCTTGTCGGGGAACACCTTGTTCCAACTCACAACAGCGAGTTCACGTCAAGATATTTCCCATCGTGGTTCTTGGGCAATTTTCCCAAAAAAAAGGTTATTCTGGGAAGTTACGAGTCGTCTTACGCGCAGACCTGGGGCAAACAAGCCCGCGACACGCTGAAAGAATGGGGGCCGACTGTCTTTGGTGTCGATGTGGACCCCAACACGCGCTCCGGCCAGTTCTGGCGCACGGACCAGGGCGGCTATATGTGGTCCGTGGGCGTCGGCGGCGGTGTCACGGGTAAAGGGGCCGACGTATTCCTTATCGACGACCCGGTGAAGAACGACCAGGAAGCTATGTCCCCGACGTACCGGGAAAAGACATGGAACTGGTACCGGGCCACGGCCAAGACCCGGCTTCAACCCGGCGGGGCTATAATAATTATTATGACGCGCTGGCACGAGGACGATCTTGCCGGGCGGCTTTTGGACCTGTCCCGGCGCGGAGAGATTGAACCGTTTGAGGAAGTCAACTTCCCGGCCATTGCGGAAGACGATGACCTTTTGGGCCGGGAGCGCGGCGAAGCCCTGTGGCCGGAACGCTACAACCTGAAATGGCTCACGGACACCAAGTCGGACCTGGGCACCTTTTGGTGGAACAGCCTGTACCAACAACGGCCTGTGTCTGAGGAAGGCGGAATCTTTCATTGGAATTGGTGGCAGTTTTATCGGGAGCTACCACGGAAGCGTAAACTCCGAATCCAGTCATGGGACACGGCCTACGAAGACAACGACTCTGCAGACTGGACCGTGGGCGGGACCTGGGACGAGTATGGGGTGGGTTACTTTTTGCGCGATGTATGCCGTAAACGCCTGGAATATCCGGACTTGAAGCGGGCGGTTATCCGGGAGTACAAAAAATGGCAACCCGATGCTATCCTTGTGGAATACATGGCTTCCGGGAAGTCTCTGGTCCAGGATTTGAAGCGGGACCGGGAAATCAAGGCCCCAATTATTGCTCAACAGGTGAACAAGGCCAGCAAAGAGGTCCGGGCGCGGGCCGTGTCGCCACAAGTCGAAGCCGGAAATGTCTACCTGCCCGAAGATGCGCCCTGGGTGGACGACTATTTAGAAGAACTCTGCCGCTTTCCTGCGGCGAAAAACGACGATCAAGTCGATATGACAACACAAGCCCTGGAGTATCTTGCCAAGCGACAAGGCAAGGTTGTCTCCGGGGCCAAAGTTTTGAGGGGGTAGACATGGAGTGTCCGCATTGCGGCCGGAAGAAGTCAACAATCGTAGACAAGGAAATCGTGCGGTGGCGACTTTTGCGAATCCGCAAATGCCACTGGTGCAAACAACCGTATCAGACCGAGGAACTTGTGGTTTGCCCCAACTGCAATTCAATGCACACGACCATCGACGGGAAAGTGCAAGACATGGGAACCGTCGTGTCCAGGTATCGCCGTTGCAATACCTGTCTGACACGGTTTCAAACGCACGAAGGAAGGCCAGCATGCCCAATCCCTCGCTCGTAACACTGGCCCTGGCAAAAGAGGCGGAAACGATACTCAAAGCCCGCGACTTGGACGAAATCGTGCGGTCCATGCGCCAAGTCCTGCGCGACTCGTTCCAGCGGCAACTACGTCAAGCCACAATCGACGGCATCCGCTACCTGCAACGCACAAAGGCGTCGGTCCCGGAGATTGAAGACTGGCTTCGGGACCACTACCGGACCCGCCTGGGCCACCGCTTTGCCGAAGTCGTGGGCGCGGACGTGGAGGACCACGCCGAGGCCGCGTACCGGAACGGCGGCGAAGCCGGGGCGAAGGCCGTCCCCGGTGTCGCGTGGCAGTTCCAGGACCCGGACGTGAAAAGCCTGAAAGTCTTGACCGGTGAAACCAAGTTCTGGATTGGGGAGCATTTCAACGACCACCTGGAAGAAAAGCTTGAAGAAGGCCTGCGCGAACACTTCCGGGGGGTCGAGGGGACCAGGGAAGACTTGTCCTGGGCGTTGGAAGAAACCACGGCGGGGATTGCGCGGCGGTCCCGTGCGTACTGGGACTTCTTCGCGGACCACACGGCGACCAAAATCCGCGAAATTGGCCGCGTGTCCGGGTACGAACAGGCCGGGGTGAAGACAATCCGGGTCAAGGCACAACTGGACGACCGGACCACGGCAATCTGCCGAAACTTGCACGGCACGGTTATTTCCGTTGAACACCAACGGAAATTCGTGGATAACTACATGAAGGCGGCAGAAAGCCGGGACAAGGAGGCGATAAAAGAGGCGTGGCCCTGGTGGTCTGACCAGCAAGCGGGACGCCTGGAAACGGCACAGGGGCGGCGAGAGGCCGTTACACAAGGGAAGGTCGGCCCACCGCCGTACCATGCCCGGTGCCGGACAATCACGGTTGCCGAGTTCTCGCAAGAACCGATTGACGGCAAATAAAAAGCAAAAACCCCGGCGTTGGGGGCCGGGGCTTTTGCCACAGGAGTCAGTGAGGTCACAGGAGCTTGCAAGAACGGGGCTGGCCGTCAGAGCAAGTCAATTCTTATCGTATCGACTATATGCCGCGCAACCTTTTTATTCAGGTTATCCCGCAGTAATGGATAGAGAAATTCAAATCCCTCTCTCTGCACTTCTCGCAACCCTTCTGTAAGAAACGGCTGACCTTTCCGAGCCGGTTGCCGCACTTCCTTTGCATACACGACACGGTTCCCGATTTTGAACTTGAGTCGCGCTCGTTCGGGGTGTTGCTGATACCACGCCTTGCTGTGGTATTTTTTGCGCTCCCCGCGTGGCGGGTTCTTGTCGATATTGGGCCGGATTGTGACCGGGCCGCGTCCGTCGTGGACCGCACGGGCATAGGACAGGTTTGACCCGACTGTGGCGACGCCTTGACGGACAAGGCTGGCCTGGATGGACTTCCTCAGGTCCCCGGTCTTGAACGGTATGCGCCCCTGTTTGGTGGCCGCGTCTCTGATTTTTTCCGCCACCTGGAGCGCAATTTGGCTCTCTAAGCTCATACAACGCCTTCCCCGGTGTTCGCCTTGCGGAATGCCTCAAGCGACCGAATGAGGCCCTTTTCTGTCCGTTCCTCGGGGTCTTCTTCCCTCCGGGCGTAGCCAAGTTCTTCCCGCGCTTCTTCCGCGTCGAGTATCCCGGCCTGAACATATTTGGGCAGGGCTTCGGACGGCTTCTCCGTCACGTTCGGGTCCAGAGAGCGGAGCCGGAAGTCCTTGACGCCGAAGTCGGCCAACACGGGGCGCAATTTGGCCTCCCAAAGCCGCTGATACGGGGCGACGGTCGTTTCCTGGAACATTTGCAACTGCCCGTACACTTCGCCGGACCCGCCCAACTGCCCGGACTGTACGACACCTGCAACGCGGGGGTGGACTCGGTGAGAAGATAGAATGTTATCCCGGCACTGCATCCGCAGCTTTTCAAAGCTCATATCCTGGTCTTTCAACTGCGACGCCAATTTCTCGAACTTGACGGTCACGTCTTCGCCGGGGATTGGCAGGTATAAGACCCGGTGCGCGTTGTCCACGCCCTTGAAATTGCTCCGCAAGAACTCCTGCACGGCCTTTTCGCCTTCCTCTCCAAGTTCCCCGCCTTCGACCACGATAGCCAAATCCGGGACCCCGGAGTTCAGGAAGAACCGTTGATTGTAGCGCACGGCGTAGTAGTCCAGTTCAATGTCCGGGATTGCACCGAGCCAGTCCGGGATACCGTACAGGCGCGATTTGTTGGTCAACAGAGGAACGTACAGGATGCTGTTTTCGTCGCGTTCCCCGGCCTTGAACCGCGCCCACGGCGTCAAAATACCTTCTTCCATGTAGTAGAAAGGGGTTCTTGAGCCACGGGGCCGGAAATGCACGTCCTGGGACCGCATGTAATACAACTCAGCGGCGCGGCCTCGACGGTCCCGCACCACTTCCAAAGCCCCGGCCCCGCCAGCAAAGAAGTCTTCCCCGGCCTGGGCCGCAACGTCAAAAAAGCTCTGCCCGTATTCGTTGACTTCCGAAAGCCTGTCCATGACGGCCCCTTCTGAGCCGTCCGTCTCCAACAGGTCAATCCCGAGCCCTACCGTGCAAGCCTTTTTGGTTTGAACAGCAAGGTCATGGTACGAGTTCACCCCTTGCAGTCCAAGACAATACTCGCGCACGTCGCCGTATTCGTCGTTCTGCGGCGGAGAAATAATGTCTCCAGCGTCGTCTTGTTCGATTTGCACAGACTCTTTCCGCAATGGACTTACTTTCGCAACAAAAACGGTTTTCGCCCCGCCAAACGCTTCACTTGCCATATTTTCTACCTCCGGTTTGCTTTTCACCGGACACTAGCAACTTTGAGTACGCCTTACAGACAAAAAGGTACAGTTTTGGGTGTGTCCGTACAACTCAAGGTGGACAAATGCTTTGTCTTTGTATCCCATTTGGGCAACAAATCAAGGGGGAACACCGATGCCGCAACTGACCGATTTGAAAATCAACTTCCTTTCCCTGGTCCCCAAGGGAGCAAACAAGCGAACCGTTGTCTGGAAAAGCGCAGACGCCCCGGCCAAGTCGGACAAAGAGGATTTTTTGCGCCTCATTAAGACCGACGAAGACAAGCGCCTCCTGTACGGCGTGGTTTACGCGCCGGACGACGAAGACGCGCACGGGGATTGGGCCTCGGCTGAGGACATTGAGAAAGCCGCGCACGACTTTCTGGCAAACGCTTTCGTGCGGAACGTGGATAAAGACCACGACTTTCGCCCGCAAGAAGGGGCGCACGTTGCCGAGAGCTTTATCTTGCGCGGGCAAGACCCCATGTTCCCCGACGAGAAAGCCGGGACGTGGGTGGTCGCAATCAAAATCGACAACGATGAAACCTGGGGAGCGGTCAAGAAGGGCGAAATTCAGGGCTTGAGCATGGCCGGAAGCGCGACCTTTATTCAAACGGACGGAGCGGACGGAGCGCGAAAAGCCTTTGACTTTGACACCGCAAACGCTTCGGAAAATGCCGACGGCCTTTTTTGGGCTCTGCGGCGGGCCATTGAATCAATCTTGTCCGACGAGGACGTAACCGACAAGCAAACCGCAATTTCCGACACACTGGACCAATTTAAAGCCGCAATGCTGGCGAGCTTTTCCAAGCAACAAAAATCGGAAAAGGGTTTTTTCGCCAAGTTTTTCAATCGCTTAAAAGGTAAGGAGAATGAAGAGATGACCTACGAAGACGTGAAGAAAGCTGTTGCCGAAGCCACCAAGCCCCTGACTGACCGGCTGGACGTGCTTGAAAAGGCCAATACAGGCGACACCGACCAAAGCCAAAGCCCGGAACCACTGACCGCTGAAGCCGTCACCAAAGCGGTACAAGACGCCACCAAGCCGCTCACGGAACGCATCGAAGCCCTGGAAAAGCAGACTCCCGGGACGAAGCAGGGCGAGCAAGAGGGCTACTGCGACGACCTGATTAAAGCCATGACCGGGCAAGAATAAGCCCCTTCCCTGCCCGTCTGAACAACTTTTGAACGACAAGGAGCGCAATCATGACTCAAAACTTTGGAATCAATAGTAACTCGGTGACCCCGAATACGGTGTTGGGCGACCATCCGCCCGTGACCAAGGCAATTACCATTGCCACCACCGGCGCGGAAGCCATCTACACACGCGGCACGGTCCTGGGGAAAATCACCGCCTCCGGCTTGTATGCGGGCCTGAACCCGGACGCCGCCGACGGCTCCGAGACTGCCGCCGTGGTCCTGCTCGACGACGTAACCGTGGACGACACCAACGACGAGCCCGCTGTCGCCCTGGTCCACGGTGTGGTCATTGCTGACGAATTGGTCTGGACGCACGACGGCATTACCGAAGCCGAACAGACTGCGGCCCTGGACCAACTCGAAGCCGCTGGAATCTACAACAAATAAAGGGAGATAGACGATGCCTATTCCTTTTGACGAATTCAAATGGCGCAACATGACCCGCGCCATTAACGCGGTCAAGCCCGCCCCGCAGATGCTTTTGTCCACCATCTTTTCCGAATCGAACTCCAACGAGACGGACACAATCGACGTGGACATTACCCTGGGCGGCAAGGAAGTCGTGCCGTTTGTGTCTCCCGTTGAAGGCGGCACGGTTGTCGGCAAGCTGGGCCAGGAAATGCGGAGCGTCAAAACGCCTCGCGTTCGCCCCAAAAAGCAGTTCACCGCGCAAGAGCTTTTGACCACCCGGCCCGCCGGACAAACCTTCTACGCCACCGGAGCTGGGGACATTAACCGTGCCCGCCAGCGTAAAGTCGGCCAAGAACTGACCGACCTGCGCCGCCGTGTGGATATCACGAAAGAGTGGATGTGCGGCCAAGCCCTGTCTGGCACCATCACCGTTGCCCAAGACAACCTCGCCTTTGAAATCGACTACCTGATGCCCTCCGCGCACAAGCCGACGGCCTCCCCGCTTTGGGACGACACGGACCCGACTGTTGAGGCCGACTTGCAGACCTGGGCGGACCTTATCGCGGAAGGGTCCGGTTCCGGCCCGACCATGTGCGTCATGGGCGCAAACGCGGCCAAGGCGTTTTTGGCCCATGCCAAAGATAGCAAGTGGTTCGACGCCCGCCGGGTCAACGCCGGTAATCTGTCCTGGGACGTAAACAACGACTACCTGGGCAACGGCTACGGCATTGAGTTTTACCGCTACGCCAAAAAGCTGACCGACGGTAGCGGCACGACCGCCCCGGTCATACCCTCCAATGTCGCCATTTTCATTAACCCCAACGCCCGCATCACCCTGGAACACGGGGTCATTCTGGACCTGGATGCCAACGCCCGCGTGGTTGGTGAGTATTTCTCCAAGTCCTGGCTGGAAAAGGACCCGTCCGGCCTGTGGATGTTGGCTGAATCCCGCCCTCTGCCCGTACTGTGGGAACCGGAAGCCATTGTCTACGCTACCGTAACCTCCTAACCCCTGCTCCCTCTCAAGGGGAACCGGGTCCCGTCCTCCTGCCCGGTTCCCCACACTATAACCACAAGGCGGAGCCATGACGAACTGGAGCAAAGTCAAACATTTCCTGCCGAAAGAATGGGGCGACGACCCGCGCAAAGCAAGCCCCTTGTTGGTCCATGCCGTGGACGAGCTACGGGGCTTCATTTCTGCCGTATCCGGCAAAGACGTGCCAATCCATATCCATGTCTGTTGGTCGCAAGGCGGCCACAGTCCGCAATCGTATCATTACACCGGGCAAGCGGTGGACCTGCATTTTGAGCCGGTGGTGTCTTACGCGGTGCAAATGGCCTGTATTTTGTCCATGACGCAATTTGGCGGCATTGGCTTTTACCCGGATTGGAATTCTCCGGGCTGGCACCTGGACATGCGGAATGAATCGCCGCGTATCGTTTGGACCCGGCGCAACTCAGAGTATCTTTACAGTCCGCTCCGGCTCACCGAAGCGGTCCACGCGGCTGACAAAGCCAAAGGATGGTGAAAATGGACGTGAACCTTGCACCGCTGATGAATTACGGAGTGGAAATCCTGGGCATGGTCCTCATGGCCCTGGGGTCCTGGGCCGCGTCGTGGCTGGCCCACAAGTTCAAACTCGACTCCCTGGAACCGGAATTGGACCGGATTATCACCGAGGGGGTCCGGTTTGCACGGCGGCAGGTCAAGGGCCTGGTGGGCAATCAAGTGGGTGTCCATGTGGACAACGAGATTGCCGGGAAAGCCTTGCAATACGTTGCTGACAACGGCCCCAAGACCGCCAAAAAATTAGGTTACACGCCTGAACAACTCCGGGCGCGGATTGAAGCATACCTTGATGTAGCAAACGAGGCCGACAATGCCGGTGGCGGGACTGATTAAAGCAATAGGGGCGGTCCTGGGGCAAATCCTGTCCGCCCTGCCGTACCTGCTGACCTACAAGGCCGGGAAAGACTCTGTGACCAAGGAGAACGCCGAAAATGCGGCCCGGATACAACGCAAGCAACTGGAAATCGCTGCTCGCCGCCGTGCTTCTCGCGCTGATATTTTGCGCCGGATGCGCGACGGCGAACTATAACGATTGCCCGCCCTGGCCGGAGGCCGGTCCCAAAGTCGCTGATGAACTCCGACGACTCCCTGAATCAGAATACCCCGCACTCTGGAACTGGATTTATCGCCTCGACGTTTTGAAACAACAGTTAGACGCCGGAGACGAAGCCGAATGACCGAAGACGATGCTATCAGAAACATTAACCGGCAACTGCAAGAACAGGGACGACACCTGGAACGCCAGGGTGAAAAGCTGGACAGCATACAATCGACGCTTCAGCAAATCGCTGTCCAGGACGAACAAATCCGGCAACTGCAAGACCAGCAGTCGGCAATGTGGGGCAAAATCGACTTTCTTTGCGCGTCTGACGGCCCGTTGGCTCAGGTCAGACAATGGCAAGCCGGTTGCCCGCGAAATCAAATCAAATACCTGTGGGTGGTCGTCATTCCAATGGGCCTGACAATGCTCGGAACGGCCCTCGCGCTTATCAAACTCACGACCCAACTGTGAGGCAGACATGGCCTACGCCACGATAGATGACCTGTACGAAGCTGTGCCCGAAGCCAAGATTGTCCCTTTGGTGGATGACGAGGGCGACGGGTTACAAGTGGGGGCACGGATTGACGCGGCCCTGGACCGGGCCACGGACGAAATCGACGCCCGCCTAGAGGGCATTTACGACCTGCCCCTTGACCCTGTGCCTGACCGGGCGCGGGCTTTGTGCGTGGACATGGCGATTTTTCACCTGTTTTCCCGTGTTCAAGAGGAAATCAGCCCGACCCGGAAGCTGAAATACGAGAACGCCCTGGCGTTCCTGGAAGACGTGCGGGACGGCAAGACGGCCCTGGTCAAAGCGGACGGCCAGGAAGCCGAACCAAGTCCGTCTGCGGGGCTGAGGCTTTATGCCATATAGTGTTTTGGACGTTGAACAGCTTTTGCTTGCCAAACTCCAAGAAGCGGAGGGCATTGGGGTCCGCACTATCCGCGAGTATCAAGGCGAACTCGAACAGGACTTGAATAGCATTGTGGCGCAATGGCCCGCACTTTTCCCGGCGTATGTCGAATCGTCATTTGAGGAAACCCAACGCCGGACCTTTGAGAATCAGACCTGGGATTTGTTTGTCGGGGACTTGTCTTACAAGCCGCGTGAATCACGGCGCGGTGGCGCAAACAACCCTGGAACTTACGCCATGCTTTCATGGCTTCATGCGAACTTGCGGAAGGTAGTCTTGGCTTCCGGTTTAATGCCGGTGAGAATTACAGGCCAGGAAGCCCTTGCTTACAGCGATATGCACGGCATTTCTCTTTATGTCGTGCGCCTTGCAATCGGACAACACTACAACGACTAGGAGGCCGCAAATGCCTGTCAGCCCGAACACTGAAAACTATATGTACGGAAAGGGCGAACTGTTTTTCAAGCCCGACGGTGCAACCGGCTACATGCACCTGGGCAACTGTCCCGCTTTTTCTATCTCTGTCGAACTTGAGAAGGCCGAACACTACTCTAGCATGGCCGGAACCCGCGAAAAGGACTTATCCAAAGTCACGCAGAAGACTGCAAGCTCCAGCATCACCTTGGAGGAATTCTCCGTTCAGAACATGAACCTTGTGCTTATGGGCGGAACCCCAAGCACGTCTTCGCAAACATCTTCGACTCTGGACGGTGTAGAAGTGACCACCGTTGCCGACCAGTATGTGCCCATCCAAGAGGGGACCATGCGGCTGTCCAATGTGGTTGTCGAGGACGACCCCACAAGCCCCACCACGCAATACGAGGAAGGCGTGGATTATCTTGTGAACCGGGAATCCGGGATGATTATGGCCCTGTCTACCGGGTCGATTTCTGGAACCTGCTACGTCTCCGCAGACGCGGCGGCCCTGGACATTTCCACTGTCAATGCCCTGGCCGAAAGCTCCACGTCCGGGGAACTGTACTTTGTCGGCAACCCTGACATTGGCCCGAACTGGCAGGTGCGCGGCTGGAAAGTCGAACTCTCTTTGTCCGGGGAACTCCCGTTCATTTCCGAGGACATTGCCCAACTGTCGGTGGATGCAGAGTTCCAGGCCGACCGGAACAACCACCCTGCCGCCCCGTTCTTTGAGGCCGTCAATCTGTCTGCCGGTGCTTAGGGGGGAATAAATGAGGAAGCGCGACGTAGTACGCATTGATGACCGGGAAATCACCGTCAAAGAACTTACAGTTCAGGACGTTCTTGAAATGTTTGACTTCCAGGAAGGGGACAACTTTTGGACCCTGGCCCAACGGCACTTGCCGAAGGCAACGGACCTGAGCGTTGAAGACATGCAGAAAATGGCCCCGTCCGAACTGGAAACGGTCTTTGAGAAGTGGAAAGAGGTGAACGCTTCTTTTTTCAGGATAGCCAGGGCGTTAGGTCTGAACAGCGTCCTGGCGCAGATGAAGGATGCCGTCGTAGCCGACTTCTACAACTCGTTTTTCGGCTCATTGAAGACGGACACACACACGCCTGGAGCTACGGATGGTCAGCCTTCTGCCTAGCCTGTGAGGAAAATACGAAGCTCAGGCAGGAGCGAATGAAAGACACCGCTCTTGCCTGTCGCTTCGCCTATTACATGAAAGACAAGCACTGGAAGGAATGGATAAATGGCCCGTGACAACACCATTGAACTGCTAATTAAAGCGCGTGACCGGGCCACGAGACAAGTAAAAGGCGTTGCTCGTAGCGTAGAGGTCTTGAAAACCAGGGCTGACGCGGCGAGGAACGCCTTTTTTTCGTTGCAAACCGCCATTGCGGGAATCGGCGCGGGGCTTGCCGCACGGTCTATCTACAAAGCTGGCGAGGGCTTTGAACAGACCATGACCGAGGTGCTTGGCATAGCCCGCGCCACCCGTGACGAGTTTGAAGCGTTGGAAGCCCAGGCCCGAAAAATGGGCGAAACCACGGAATGGTCAGCGTCACAGGCCGGGCAAGCCCTGAAATTCATGTCTATGGCGGGCATGACAGCCGAGCAGTCCGTCAAGGCCCTCCCGGGTGTTTTGGACCTTGCCACGGCTGGACAAATCGACCTTGCGCGGGCGTCGGACATTGCCACCAACGCCCTGTCTGCCATGCGGCTCCCGGTGGAAGAACTGTCTCGTGTCAACGACACTTTTGTTCAGACCACCACGTCAAGCAACACCAACATCGAAATGATGGCCGAATCTTTTAAATACGCCGCCCCTGTTGCGGCTGGATTTGGCTACGACGTTGCCGAGCTTTCGGCTTTAATCGGCATCTTGGGCAATAACGGTATCCAGGCGTCACAAGCGGGTACACAACTCAAAGGGGCGTTCCAGGACGCCAGCAAGGTCTTTGACTATTACGAAGTGTCCGCAAAAAAGGCGAATGGCGAAACTAAAGACCTTGTTGACGCTTTGGAGCTTTTGGAGGAGCGCGGAGCCGAAGCCAACGAGATAATGAGCCTCTTTGGGGAACGGGCCGGGGTTGCAATCAACGCCTTGTTTGGCACGGGTTCTCAGGCCGTCCGCCAGTACATTGAATACATTCGTCAAGCAGAAGGGGCCAGCACGGACCTTGCGGCCACGTTCCGGTCTACGGCGCGAAATGCCAAAAAAGAGCTTTTCAGCGTCATTGAAAGCACTGCAATAGACGTTTTTGACAAATACAAAGTTCGGCTCAAAGCGGCGATACAGGCGACCACGGCCACCATCCGAGAAAATAAAGAGCAGGTTGTCTCTTTTATTACCGGCTTAATTGACGGCCTGGGCGCGGCAATCCAGACCTTGGCGGGGCAGACGGCAACCGTTGTGGATACCCTGCAGAAGCCCTTGTCCGATATTTGGGACGCCCTGAACGAAATGTGGGACGGCTTTCGTAGTCTTCCAACGTGGGTCCAGGAAATCGGCATTGTGGCCGCGTTCTTGGGCGGGAAGAAAGGCAAAATCCTGGTTGGCGGCGCGGCGTTTCTCGCCGGGGAAATCAAAGATGCTTACCAGGGCATCCAGTATTGGACAGAGGGTCGTATTTCCTGGCGTGAGGCTAGCGATGAAGACACTTTCGAGAAGGCCCTGGAACGGGAGCGGGCCAAGGACCGGGAAGAACTCAAGGCGATGGACAAAGGAGACGGTGAAGAAGCCGGGGAAGAAAATGCCGAGGGCTTTTTTGCCGGGTGGCAACGCCGGTTCCGAGAACAGCAAGACAAACTCAAGAAGCAACTCGCCAAGATATTTGAAACCAACGAGAACGCGCCGGACAAGGGTTCTGGTGGGCCGAAACCGGACGACACGGGTACGACCTCGGAAGAAGTGACTGCCAAGCTCACAGAGGCCGTCAAGCTTCAAAGTGCGCTTTCCCGTGCGCTGGCGAAGTCTCAAACGTCGCTGGCCGCTTTGGACGCTCAATACGAACGTCACGCAATCAACGTAGAAGACTACTTCGAGCGCAAGCGGGAACTGGAACTGGAAGCGATTGACACCGAAATCAAATCGTTGCGCGAAACGGCAGAAGCCGAGGCGCGGCGGTTGCGTGAGCAAGCCGCCGTCACGTCGGACGCCAAAGAGCGTGAGCAACTACTTATCCAGGCCAAAAAGACCATGCTCAAGGCTGAGGACGAGATTGTCCAAAAGCTGGAAGAACGAAAACAGAAGGTCATTGAACTTGGGCTGGCCGAGGAAGAAGCCCGTGAAAAGCGCGAACAAGACCGGCGGAACCGGGAAAGCCTGTTGACGGACATTTCAGCGCGGGGTGCGGGGGAAAACGACCTGCAAGCCCAACAAGACGCTGAACTGGAACGGCTACGGAACAAACACGCCCAAGAGCTTCAACAACTCAAGGACTACGGGGCCAGCAAGCAGGAGATTTTGGAAGCCCAGGCCGCGCAAGAAATGGCTTTGGAGCGGCGCAAGGGCGAGATGCAACGGGAAATGTTCGACAAGCGCTTGTCCTGGGCGTCGAAGTTCACTGGCGACCTGGCGAACACAATGAAAGGGCTCTACGAATCCGGCGTGTTGCGGAATAAGCAGGCGTTGCAAGCTTACAAAGCCCTGGCGATCACGCAGACCATAATCGACACCTACCGGGCCGCTCAAGAGGCTTACGCTTCTATGGCCTCTATCCCCTACGTTGGCCCTGCCCTTGGCGCGGCGGCGGCGGGTTCGGCTATTGCGGCGGGCATGGCCCGTGTCGCGGCAATCAAGAGCCAAAGCCTGGAAGGGTACGCTTACGGCGGCGAAATCCAGGGTCCGCGTCAAGGGGACCGTTCCGACAATGTGACTATCCGGGCGACTCCCGGCGAGTACATGATGGACCGGCCCACGGTGCGGCACTACGGCCTGGATGTAATGGAAGCCCTGCGCCAGCGGGCTATCCCGCGAGAAATATTCTCTGGTTTGGCCCTGCCGTCTTCCCGCCCTGCGTATGCCAAGGCCGGTTTTGCCTACGGCGGGCAGGTTGGCGCGGGGGCCGGAACGACTGCCGGACGTGACGCGGGAGACGTGACAATCGTGAATATCATGGACCGTTCCGAGCTTGACCGCTACATGGCGTCAAGTTCGGGGCAGAACGCCGTCCTGAATGTCATGTCGTCGCAAAAGCGGCGCGTACAAAGGATTTTGCAGGGATGATTGCCGCAGACGTTTTCTTCCTCCGGCCCGATTGGGCGGAAAAAATGCAGGTAGAATACCGCTACGACACACTGACAAAGCGGGGGCTGACCGGCAAAGAGAAGCGGGTCAGCCTTCGCTCGTTGCCGGTCAAGTCGCTCCGATTTACGGGCAAAGCCCGGAACCCTGCCGAGGCAATCCGGGCGCGTCTCGCGCTCTACAAGAATCAGGACAAAATCTTTGGGGTCCCTTTTTGGCCGGATGTGGTGGCGTTGACCGCCGACGTGGAGGCCGGGGCCCTGTCCTTGCCCGTGACCACCACGGCGTACCGGCATTTTGACGGAGCCGTCGTTTTGACCAACGGGCAAGGGGCCTACGAAGTCGTGACCGGGACCGTGGCGGGTGGCACAACCCTGACTCTGGACACCGGGGCTGTCTACCCGTGGCCGGTCGGGACGCTCGTTTTGCCGTTTTTCCAGGCTTGGCTTGAGCCGAGCTTGACCGCCAAATCCGGCACTGCTGACGACTTGGCCGTGACCGTGCGCTTTGAAGAAGCCCACGCGGAGCAAATCGCCCTCCCCGCGCCGGACATTTCGGCGTTGCAGACATACCAAGGCTTGCCGCTGTTGCCTTCCCTGGTGGACTTCTCCGGGTCGTTGCACATGGCCGTAGGCCGCGACGTTGACGACTTCCAGGCATGGGGACCGCGCAATCGGTTTTCCCCGCAAGACTACCCCACACTGACCTACGATTGGGATTGGCAAGCTTTTGACCGGGGCATTTTGAAAAAGACCCTCGATTTATTCCGGCACTGCCGGGGACGCCTGGGCACGTTTTGGGGGCCGAGCCACGTCAGTGATTTAAAGCTCTCAGGGCCGTTCTCAGCGTCGGCAACCGACTTGCCCGTGGCTGACTCCGGGTTCGGGGAGTTCTTTCAGTTCTGTGGCGACCTGGGCCGGTTCCTGGCCCTTGTCTATGCTGACGGCACGGTGGTTTGTCGGGAGATTACCGCCTACAACGCCGGACCTGGCACGATAACCCTGGACTCTGCACCTGGGAAGAACTGTCCAGGCCCGGACTATTGCAAGCTGTCTTTTATTACTCCGGCCCGGTTCGACAATGATGCTTTTGAAATGGACTGGACCACGACAGACTCCGTGGCCGGGGCCGTAAAAATCAAATCGCTGTTAGGGGACGCAAATGCGTAGCGTGTCAGACGACTATAAAGCCAACGAGCAAGCCAAAGAGGTCCGCCCCGCCGAGCTTTTCCACTTATGGGAAGACTCGGAAACCGGGCGGCATTGGTACTACACTTCCGGGGACGAGCCTGTCACGTTCAACGGCAAAGAATACGTTCCGGCAGGAATTACCCGCGAAAATCTGAGCTACGACACCGAGCTTCAAGCAACAAAGCTGTCCGTGACTGCCGGACACATTGACGAAGCCTTTCGGGATTATCTCGCGCAACAACCGACGGAACAGCTTTGGGTGTCACTGATGCGGGTACACCGGGACGACCCGAGCGAGGTCATGGTCCTCTTTATGGGCCAATGCTTGTCCGTGTCGTTCAAGGGGGCCACCGCAAAAGGGGAGTTCGCCGGGTTCCAAAAGTTTCTGCAAATGGAAATCCCGCGCTACCGCTATCAACCGCATTGCAACAACACACTTTTTGACGGGTTCTGCAAAATCCCGGTCCAGGACCATTCCTTTTTGGCTTTGGCGACGCCGGACACAACCGGGAAAGTGCTTTCTTTCGACGACTCTCAGGAGGACGTGGAAGCGCACACGGCGCACCTGGGCGAAGCGTTCACCGTCGGCTACCCTTCGCCCACCTATGTCACCGTAACCGGCTACGACGAGGGCATAGACTACACCCTGGCCGGAAACGAGGTCACGGTGTTGTCGGACGGAAACATTACCGAAGGCGAAACCCTGGAGGTCAAGTTTGGATACTCGTTTTCTTCCTTCGGAGACGGGTATTTCAGCCTGGGGTGGGTAGAGTTCCAGGGGCAAAAGCGGATGATTGTTTCTCACGTCGGGCTGAATATCACCGTTCAGTATCCGTTCAACGATATGGCCGAAGGGGCCGGGGTCAAGCTCTACGCGGGGTGTGACCAGCGGATTGAAACCTGCCGGGACAAGTTCGACAACGTAAACAACTTTTTTGGAACCCCGTACATACCGCAAGAAAATCCGTCGGAGCGTATGTCGTGAGCTATTTTTTTGGAACAGATGAAGCAAAGGCCAATCTCAAAGCTGAGATGGACTCCTGGCTTGGAACTCCTTACCGCCACAGGGCGTCCGTCAAAGGGCGAGGCGCGGACTGCATCGGCTTTGTCGTGGGCGTTTTGCGGAACGTCGGCTACCGTGAACGGTTTAAGGTCCCGGACTACCCCAAAGATTGGCACCTGCACAACATGGAATCCATCTTGTTGCGCGAGATACGGCGGCAGATGCGCGTCGAAGAACGCCACGTTGACGACCTGGAAAACGGGGACCTGCTCTTATTTTACTTTGGGCGCACGGTCAGCCATGCCGGTTTTGTATGGGGCCGGTGGGTCTATCATTCCGTGATTGGCATTGGCGTAGAACGGTTCGAGCTTACCGATGAAACATGGTTCCACCGCCGTAAATATAACATGAGGCTTTTGACATGGGCATAGGCGCAATTTCGTTTGCTATTGGCGCAATCGTCGTTGGTGCGTTGGTCGCCACGGCGTTTATGGCTCCACAAGACCCCAAGGCCGGACACCAAGACCCGCAAGCTTTGAAGTTTGCCACGAACAAGTTTGGCATTGCAATTCCGGAGGTCCTGGGGTGCGTCAAGCTGACCGGCAACTATCTTTTCCAATGCTGTGACCGCTCCGAGGAAATCACGCAGGACATGGAAGGCGGCAAAGGTGGCGGCGGAGGCGGCGGGGAAGTGGTCGTCGGACACAAATACTATGCGACGTTCGCCCTGGGTATTTGCCTTGGGCCTATTGATAAGATTTCCGCTATTTACAAAGACCAGGATTTGGTTTGGTCCGGGGAAATCTTGTGCCCGGAGGACGGGGTGGCGACGTTCCGAGTGGGAAAGACAGGGAACGTCACGATTTATTTTGGCACAGACACGCAAGAGCCGAACGCCAAATTCGGGAAAAAGGTCGGGGAATCGCTCAACCCGCCGTACCGCAATCTGTGTTGGGCATGGTTCAATGATGCTTACCTGGGAGAAACGCCCCGCGTCCCGAACTATCATTTTGTCGTTCACCGCTACCCAGCTTACGCTTTTGACACCAACGACCACGGCGTTGTGTCCGGCATAGATTACAACCCGGCTCACGCAATTTGGCACATTCTGAACAACATGGTCGGCTTTCCTGAATCCTGGCTTGACCCGTCTTCGTTCCAAGCGGCGGCAGATAAGCTCTACGGCGAAGGCCGGGGCATCTCTATGTCGTTTGGGGAGGCCAAGCCTGCAATCGACTACATTGACAACCTGCTATCGCACGTCGTTGGCCGACTGCCTTACGGCGCAGACGGGCAGTTCCACTTGGATATTTTGCGCGACGATTACGACCGAGACGCCCTGCCCGTGATTGACGAATCCATTTGCACGGAACCGCCGACGATAAAGCGCAAGTCCTGGGCGGACACCGTGAACGAGGTCAAGGCCAAGTACACGGAGCGGTTTTACGAAACCGGGACAAGGGTGGCGATTGTCTTTTGCCTGTTTATTGACGAATCGGGGGGGAGTTATACGCCTTCAAACAACGAGGCAGGGCCAGCAACACAGCAATGGTATGACGACTTGCAAGCACTAAGAAAAAAGCTTGCTGATATGTCTGAATATGCGGACGTTTATGCCAAAGTCTTTGATGTATATAGCTCAATGATAGCAGGGATTTTGCCGGAAGGAGAAAGCTGGCCTGACGACGTTGCCGAGAGGGTGGACTGTTCACGTTCTCCATCTTTAGACTTTTTGAAAGACGAATTTCGTTCTCTTGTCCCTGGTCAATCTTCTGCGGCGACGAAAGCGTATTGTGTTTTGACCGTAGACACAAGCGGTTCAATGGACATGGGGACAATTGACCCGCCATTTTCAGAGTGGAAAGAATGGATACAAAGCGAGTATCCACAGTTTGAGATGGTCCAGCACGACGAATCCAGGCCGGACGAACGCTGGCTTGACTGGATGAAAGACGACATTGACATGCCGCCACCGGGGGCGAACTACCGCGAAAGCATCTCTGACCCCACCGCGCAGAACGTGGCGAATCAGAAAATCCAGGGCCGGGTCGTCTCTAAGACAATCGACGTGAACCTGTTTACCAGAAACGAAAATGCAGTGTGGGCCGCGCAGGAGGTGTTGCGGAAAGAGAGCTATCCAGGGGCGGAGCTTAAAGCGCAGGTCAACCGAGATGCATTTTACTTGCAACCAGGGGACGTTTTTGCCTTTTCGTATGCGCCGTATGGTCTTCAAGAGGTGATTTTCCGGCTAAACCGGATTGAAGAAGAGAGCATCGAAACGGACGAAATCAGCATATCGGCGGAGGAAGAATATACTGCCGTTGCTGAAACAATGGAGCTACCACCGCCACCAACTGACCGTTCTTCTGCGGCCCCGAGCTATGTCTTATCAGGGACGCCACAAGAAACCGTTGAAACGCACACGGCAAAATCGTCATTTTATTTGGGCAGTGAGAACCCCACGAAGGTCAGCATTGCCGGGTACACGGAAGGGACGGATTACTCTGTGGAACCATCCACCGGTGAGGTCACGATACTGAACGGCGGTGGCGTCACAGAAGGCGAAAGTCTGGAAATCACCTACGAATACAAGCCTGAACCTTCGGCGCGGATTATGGAGGCCCCGTATGTCCTGACAGGGGGCGAAATCAAAGTCATGCCGGTTGTCGCAAGGCCCAACAGCCTGAACACGGGGTTCCGTCTTTATTTTTCGCTGTCAGGAGCGTCTTATACACAAATCCATTCCGATACCAACTTTTGCCCATTCGGTACGGTGTACGAAGAATATCCAAAGACGTTCCAAATCGACGACCAACGAGGCCTGTATGTCCATTTTGAAACCGACGACGTAATGACCATTGAAGACACCACCCGGGAGGAAATGCTGTCTACAAAGAACCTTGCACTTGTCGGAGACGAAATTGTCACTTTCCAGGGCATCCAGCCTGTGACCGGGAACATTTACCAACTGACCGGCGTGTACCGGGGCCGGTTCGACACGACAATGCAGGTGCATCCTCGCGGGACAAGCTTTTACTTCTTGGGTGCGGGGTTCCCGAAGCTTGTCGGACACCCCGAACTTGTCCAAGGCGTCGAGCGGCTTTTCAAGGTCTGCCAGTATAACCCGCGTTATGTTGCGGACCCGGCTTTTGCATCACCCATATCGCTAACCCCTGCGGGGCGTGGCCGCGCACCGTACCAACCCGGCAATTTCCAGGCCAACGGAGAGCGCATCCACCCGGAATATACAATCGGGGTAGACCTTGCCTGGGCTGGCCGTGTCCGGGGGCAGGGGGCCGGAACGCAAGACCCGTCAAAGACAGACTCCACGGCTGGGCGCGAAGGCAACTTCCGGCTTGACGTTTATACGGGTGGAGCCTTGGCGTTGACCGTGGACCCAATCTTGGACCTTGCTTACACGCTGTCGCAAGCAGAGCTTGAAGACGCCGGAATCCACGGCCAGGACTTGACTATCCATTTGACAAATTACGTTATCGAAAACGGCGTACAGTACGACTCGCCAGCGGCCACGCTGACGGCCTACTACCACGGAGGCTGATGTATGACCACGACACCGCTCTATGAGCTTGAGAAAATCGACTACTCAACCACCGGCTGGAATGGGATTGTTTCGGCCAACATGGACAAAATCGAAGCGTACCTGGGGAGCCGCTTTCTGGTCACGCTTGGTGAGTCCGTAGAGAAGCATGAGGCCGTGTATTTGGACCCGGCAGACGGCAAGGCGTACAAGGCCAAGGCCATTGCAGATGGCTCAAAACAGCCCGCCCTTGGCCTGGCTGTGGACCCCGGCGACCTGGACGAGCAGATCCGGTTGCAACGAGTAGGGATCATTCAGGACAGCAACTGGAGCTTCAGCACCGGGGTCTTGTACTTTCTCTCCCAGAATACGGCAGGGGCCCTGACGTCCAGCGCCTTGCAGACAGTGACCGACGAGCAATTTACGGCTGCATCTGCCGGTTCCTATGTGTCCTTGGCCAATGGGGCTATTGAGCTTCACTCCGAGACGGTCACGTCCTTGGACGGCAACACGACCTATACTCGGGGCGCGGACTATGAGCTGGACTATACCCTGGGGCGGATCACAATCCTGAGCGGCGGCAACATGACCGGGGCGACTGATTACCTTATAGACTACGAGTACAGCCAGATTGGAGAACGCCCTCAAGTTATAGGCCTGGCTGTGGGCATTGATAAAATTTTCGTTTTGTGCGGTCTTAATGATCTAGGGTATGTGCATATCATAGGGAACGAAGAAATTAAGGGGTTAAAGTCGTTTTCAACCCCTCCGCAGCTATCTGAATATGTAGCTCCCACTAATGACACACAATTCGTCCCCAAAAAATATATAGACCAAATTGCTGAAGAGCTCGCTGACGCGGGGGAGATTGATGGAACTCCTGTGGATTCGTCAAGCTTAGAAAACGGGGCAGCGCTGATATACAATGAATATACTGGAAATCTTGAATATAGAACGCCCCATGTTGTGAGCACATCGAAGCCAACGCCCAATGATGACGGTTATATAATCGGAACAACGTGGGTCTTTAATGAAGAAGTTTATTTCTGTATAGAAAACACCACAGAAAAGGCTAAATGGAAAGCTATATCTGGAAATATAATCAAAAGGCTTAGTGAGCTTGCAATATCAGTGAATAACACTCAGGTCACACAGGGTCAAAATGTGACAATAGCTGCATCAAATGTTGATCAGTTAGCAGAAAGTATTGAGTGGAATATAGATGGATCATATACTGTGATTGATGGCCAAATATCAGGATCAACTCAAGAATATATTACTGTAGAATATACTGCTGATGGGGCTTTTAATGTATATGCTAATCAAATATCTAGCGACGAAGATATATATGATTCATTGCCCTCTAACGAGGTATCAATATACGTTGGGAGCTATTACCCGTATTGTGGGATGGGTATATATTGCGGACAGGGTATATATCCTGGTCTAAACTCTGCATAGTAGGAGGCAAAAGGATGAGAGGTTTCCCTAAGTTATTAAAAACAAATAAAGATGTTTCTGTGGCAATGAGTCTTGACCCAAACAAGACCAAACGCATTGTTCAAAAAATGTTGAATGAGCATAGGCAATGGAAAATATCAGGGAAGTTAAGTGTTGCTGATGTTGGGATTGCGGATGGAACACATAAGGTTGTTGAGGTTGCTGATGATGAAGGTTCTATAGTAGAAAAATACCAATATGAATTACGGGAAGACCCCGCATCTGCTTTGTCTCGTGTCGGACTATCTATTCAAGAAGCGGAGGATATTGTAAATGGCTAATGAACTAAGCATTAAGTGGAAGGACGAAAACTCGTCTGAGTATTATATAAATGCCGAAAACCTGCACGAAGTCCATCCGGCACTGAACTCACTTCATGCTCCATTCTTGATGCCCGGAACAACGACCAATAGACACCTGTTGTTTAGGGCCAATACAGCAATAAAGTTGGTCAACGCAGGTATCCACAAAGTGTTTCAAAGCGGGAACGCAGATATTGAAATAAATGCTGAGTCCAATTTGGATACAGGTACAAGCCTTTCTGCCGGAACCGATTATTATGTCTATGTGGTGGATAATGCCGATGGGATGTCAAGTTTGGTCGTATCACTGAACAGCACCTACCCCGACGGCTACACGGCGGACAATTCGCGCAAAATCGGCGGCTTCCACTGCCTCTGCGCGGACGTGGGCACGATCAGCGGGCACTATCTGTCCGGGTATGTTGCTGGAGACATTCTGCCGCAGTCGGTTTGGTGTCTTAACCACCGCCCCGAGTCCGAGCCCGAGGGCATGGTTTATGATCCTGGCACGGGCAAATGGGTGGATATCTACCTGGCCAGCGTGCAGTCCGGCGAGCTTGGCAGCGTCAACGGAGCGACCATTGCCGACGGAGCAAGTGCCGAGGCGTTTCATTGGTACAAGTTTGACCAATGGCTCAGGCGCATCAAAAAGCGGTTCCCGTTTCAGGGGGAGTTCGTATCAATGTCGCTCGGCTCGAACCAAGGCACGAACATCGCAGGCGACTCTGATCCAGGGACCACTGGCGGTCACAGCGACACTGCCGGGCGGCGTATGATCTCTGACATTGGCTGCGAGGATTGCTGTGGTGCGCTGTTTCAATGGGGTATTGAGGCAGCGGCATCCGGCGGCGGTACTGCGTGGTCAGACGCGTATGACTCTAACGATTCCGACGTGGCTGGACAGCATTACGAGGTTCCAAACCGGCCCCGGTTCGGCGGCTCTTGGGACGATGGGTCGTGGTGCGGTTCGCGCGGTTCGGCTTGGAATAGTTCGCCGCTCGCTCTGTATTCGAATGACGGGGCGCGCGGTGTCGCGGAGCCGTCTAAACGCGGACAGTAGATCGCTGATCGCTGCGATTTTGGCAATATTTGGCTGGTGCGCCTCCGGCCCCAGTTCGGCGGCCAGTGGGGCGATGGGTCGAGGTGCGGTTCGCGCGGTTCGGCTTGGGGTGCTTCGCCGCTCGTTCTGGCTTCGTCTCGCTGGGCGCGCGGTGTCGCGGAGACGTGTTGTCTGTCGCGGCCACTGCCCTGGTCCCGGCAGTGGTTGCCCTTACTCCACGGCTGGGCGCACCGGCCCTGTCCAGTAGGCCGCAATGGCTGACCGGCAAAACACCCAACGGAGGGCCGGGCAGGCTAGTAGTAGGTGCGAACGTCTGCCCGGCCAAAACAATTTTAGGATGACATGAAGCGACACGGCGGCAAGGCGACGTTCCCGAAGCCGTGCAAGGAAGGCGTCGGACACCGGCACGAACCGGTCAGACTGCCGGGTCTTCGTGCCGCGAATCCGCACGGCTTTACGTTCCCAATGCACGTCCTCCCATTTGATTGACAGCAATTCCGTTTCTCCCGGCCTCGCGCCCAGGTGCCAAGCAACCTCTATGGCCCAAGCTAAATGCGGGGCGGATTCGCGCATGATTTTGCGGAGGTCGGCCACGGTCAGGCGCACGTCGCGCTTTCGGGGCTGTGGCATTGTCCACTGCGCGAGCGGGTTACGGGCGCATGTCCCTTCCAGGACGGCGAACCGGTATGCGCTTTTGAGGTAGCCGGTGTACCTGTGCCTGGTCGTCGGGGAGGCGTCCGCGAAAATCCGTTCAACCGCGTCCAGGATTTCGCGCATGGAAAGCTCGTCGGCGGGGGCGTGGGATAGCTCCGGCAGGACTTTTTGGTTCAGCACGGAGGCCCATTCCTTGAGCCAGCGCGGCTTGCGGCCCTGGCCCTTTTTCCAGACGAGCCAATCCTGGCAGATTTCCGCAAGATACGGCTTGGACCGCTCCTGCTCCGGGAGCGGAGCTTTCTGCTGTTTGGCGGCCTTAATCTGGTGGTCGTAAGCTTGCGCTTGGCGATACCCGGACTTGCCCGGCCCGATAGGAACGCGCTTATTTTTGCCGTCTTGGTCCCGATACCGGACGCACCAGACCCCGTTTCGTTTTTCGACGCTCATGCCCGTTGTGTACCCGTAGGTTGACGGAGTAGTCAACAAAAAAGCCCCGACCAGGAAGGCCGAGGCTTTGATTGGGAAGGGGATTGGGGAGGGTTATCGCGGGCTTTCTTTCCGGAACTGCTTGAATAGCTTTTCCAGGGCGGACGTTTTCACCCGTGCCCGCCGGTGCGCGGCTTTGCTCACGTCGCCGGGGTCTTTTTTGCCGCGCTGTGTCAGTTCGTCTTTGATTTCGTCCATTGTTTGGAACATTTCGGTGTAATCGCTTTGTGTCATGGTGTTGTCTCCTATATCGACACGGTTTGCGTTTGCCGCTTGGACCTGGACCGGGGCTGAACAAACGCGAACGGGTCACGCATCCAGCGGTCTAAGTCTTCGGCGGCGTATCGGTTGCGCTTCGGCCCGTACATAGGCAAGCCCGCGCCACGAATTTCCTCGCGAAACGTGGACGGAGCCATGCCGCAGTATTCAGCGGCTTTTCCTGGTGGAAAATACGGACCTTTCATAGTTTATCCCAAGGGCGCAAACAGCGTTGAATTGGTGTCAATACCGGCATGTCGACTGCCAGGGTCGTAGACGCCGGGGCCTGTGATTTGCTTGTCCGGGTCCCAGGGTCGAGGGCGCATTGCCCTGTTTACCTGCGCTTTGTGTCGGGCCTCCTGCCCTTTTATCCGCGCGGCTTCCCTGGCGTTTGCGGTTTTGCAATCAGGACACCGAATGCTTTGCACATGCCCGTGGTACTCGTTGCCGCACTGTGAGCAGGTCATGTCTCTGTATCGCTGGCACCGTCTGCAACGCTCCCCCGGTTTGTAGACCTGACTTACAGGCCGTCGTAGTGTGTCGTCTCTAATCGTGAACTCCGCGCCGCACCTGTCGCATTGGCAAATATGCCGCTTGTATTGTCCTTTCCCCTTTGCCTTAATAATCAAATTGCGCCTCCCCGAAGCGTATTTTACTTTTTTTCACCGGCCCGGAGGCTGGAACGACTATTCCCTAACACCAAGGTTGGTCAAAAACTTCTCTGCAAACTCACCTGCGCGCTTCATACTGTATTCATGTCGATCTTTATTGGCCGCCACCTTATCAATGTCACCTATTAAAAAATCCACGACTTTACACATTTCGTCTAGATTATCCATTCTCTTGTCGTCAGTATGGGTTTCACCGACAGGCTCAATCGGACCTAAAAGTATCCTTACAATGTCAATCGTTTCCATCTTGTTCTCCTTTTATCCCCGACCCGAAGACCGGGGGTTACTTAGAACGGTATATCGTCCATCTCATTCGTGTTCGACGGAAACGCCAGGCCGGTGCCGCCCTGTTGCGGTGGGGTTTGCGCTTGTGTGTGTCCGCCGCTCTG